TTTTAGATTTCCTTGGTGGAGAAGAAGAAAGAAGAAGGTTAAGAGTAAAGTTAAGGTCAAAAAGAAAAAGACTTTCGTAGATAAACTTAAACAGAAGGGTAGGATTAAAGGAAAGAAAGTTAATGCGAACGTTAGAAAGTCGCTGAAGAAGATTCCCCCTGCCAATAAAATTGTACCATTAGATAGAGTAAAACCAAAGAAGATTCCTGCCTATGCGAAGAACAACAAGGCAACTAAGTTGTTATCACAGGGTGGCGATGCTCTTCGGAAAACAGGAACCTCTTTACTTGAGAAACCTGGCAAGATTGTCAATAAATTTATACCCAAAAGTGCTAAGAAGAAGGTAGTAGAGGAGTTAACAGAGAGGGCAGCAAAGAAAACAGTACAGAATATAGCAAAGAAACAAGTATCAAAGCAAGCAGCAAAGATTGGTACAAAGGCAGCTATCAAAATAGGATTGAAGAAGATACCATTTGGTGTCAGTGCTGTATTTGGATTGGGATTTGGTATACAAAGATTGATGCAGGGTGATATAAAAGGTGCTCTCATGGAGACAGCATCAGGTATCGCAGCTACAATACCAGGTCCAGGTAGTGCCATATCAGCAGGATTAGATGCTGCTCTTATTGCTAAAGATATCACTGGCATGAAGGATGGTGGTCAGGTTAGTTCACCTACTCAAGCATTGATTGCTGAGGGTGGTGAAGCAGAACTTGTTGTACCACATTCTAAATTAGGACCTGTATTCCAGAGTCTATTGAAACAGGTAGGTATGACATTGACAGATGTCACAACGGGATTCCTATCAACACTACCCGTACCAAGTTCAGCAGCGTCATCGGTGCAGGGAGAAGCACAACGGTTAGCTGGTGTATTTGGTGGTATGGGTATGCCTGAGAAAGTCTTTAAGGGAGGTAAGATAACAAAAGCAGTAGGTGGATTCCTCAAGAAGATGGGTGGTGGTGCACTGGGTCTAGCTAAGAACGTACTCAAAGCAACACCCATGGGCATGGCAGCTGGTGCAGTTGGATCAATGTTCAACAGACCCGCTAAGGCAGAACCCAAAGTAACGACGAGAATCAAGACATCTAGTTTCAAGATGGTGAATGGTCAGATTGTAGAGAACGAATCTTTCGATTCAGCAAATGCTACATCAGTAGGAGACTTCCCAATCACAGATGTGTATGGTTCAACTGAGAACAGATCCAAACCTCATGGTGGTGTAGATGTAGGAACTCCCGTAGGCACACCCGTAGGATTCAATGAAAGTGGTAAGATTCTAGCAGCTGGTAAGTTTGGTGGATATGGAAACCTCATGGATGTGTGGTTACCACAGACTAAGATCCAGATGCGTATAGCACACTTGAGTAAGTTCATCAAGAAAACTGGTCAGTTCATAGCAGGAGAGAAACTTGCCGAGACTGGTGGAGCAGTAGGAGATCCTGGTGCAGGTAGTTCCACAGGTCCTCATTTACACTTTGAATATGATGTCAAGGAAAACTCTACTAGATATGGTGGGGCAGGAGACCCTATGCCTTATGCTCCGTTAATTAATTTGAGTGCTGTTGAGGCACCCGCTGACAGTGGTACAGGAGGTCCTAGCCTTGGTGCATCGTATGGTCACCCACTACAGTATACTGTCAAGTGGCCGAGCAGTGGTGGATCCATGGGAGGTCCTGGTCTGTTACCTAACATAGGTAGTGCGATAGCAGGATTTGTCAAGAAACAGATTATGCCTGTTCCTGTCACGATTCCATTCCCTGTTCCTGTTCCTGTCGAGAAGGTGGTTACAGTTACTAAAGAACCCATCAAGAAGCATGGGATAGATTCCTTCTCAGGTAAATACGTTGAACTATGAGTGATCCCAAGTTTCCAGCTATAGAAGATGTACATGAGGTACTAAGCGACTTAACTAAGTTGTTTGAGGATCGCAATGCTTTACTTGACTCTATGTTTAGAGAGGACAAGTATAAAGATTTCTTATTGGCAGAAAATATACAAAGTCTCGTTGAGGCAGACAAACGTGATGACGCAGCTGGTGGTAAGATAAAGAAAGACTTGGCAAATGGCTATGAGGTCTTGAAAGCAAAGACCATGATGCAGAAGTTTGCTAACTTCATATCACCTGGCATGTTGCCTACGTTAGACTTAAGTGAAGAGTCAGACTATGATGATGATCTAACAACAGATGAGGATGACTTCCAAGAACAAGGTGAAGATAGATCAACTAAGTCAGGAGGAGAACCAGAGAAGGGAGAGAAGGGAGATAAAGGTGACACTGGTGATACGAATTTAAACATCACTGCACCAACAGATAATTTTGATAACAGACTAACAAAACCTAGTCAGAACTCTGGAATAAAACTAGCAGAGGGTGGTGTTGTACCTCCATCACCTATGATGAATGCACTGAATCCTAGTGCTCAGAGACCAGAGAAAAAGTCAGGTGTAAAATCACTAGAGAGTCTAGGACTGGTTGGTGAAAAGAACGTTGCTAGTGAATTGGTTGAAGATCTAGGACTAGACAAGTTCAAGAAAGCATTAGCAGAAGCAATGTCACTACCACTCAAGGCAGTGGCAGCAGGACTAGCAGGATTGTTAGACAGTATTGATGTGCCAGAAGGAGGAGAAGCAATTACCAAACAGGTAGCATCAATAGGAAAGGCATTTGATATTCCTGTCAAACAGAAGAAAGAAAAGAAATCAAACCCTATCATGGAGTTTGTGAAGAGTGGTGGTATAACTGGTGCTATCGCTAGAATGATACTTCCAAAGAAAAAGAAATCTAAAGTAACGAGAAGAGAAACAAGTAGTAGTTTCTCAATGGTGAATGGTGAGATAGTAAAGAACGAATCTAGTGACTCAGGATTCCAACCTGTAGAAAACTCAGGAGGTCCATCACTTGTAAGGAGTGCACCTGGCTACCTAGGAGGTGGTGTAGGAGGTGCTACTCATGCTCCAGATAATATATCCACATCAGGAGACACCAAGATAGATGCTATGAAGAATACCTTCAGTAGTATTACACAAGGAGCAAAAAATATTTTCAGCAAAACTACGACTGGTAGGGCATTCAGTGCTACGACCAGTGTGCTGAATAAACTATTAGGTGGTGTCAAACCAGCTAGTGAAGGTAGTCAGTATGCCAAGCAAGATATCAATAGTCTTACTAATAATGTCATCAATCAGAATGAAATGATGATGCAGGAGAAGACAGATATCACGATGAGTGGTGGTGGTGCTGAAGAAGGAACGGACATAACATCTAGTTTAGCAGCACTTTCACAACAGATGAAACAGTTCCAGAAAGTTCAGACACCTTCAACGGTAGCACCTACAGAGATCAAGATCAGTAAGTATCTGAAACACAGTCTGATCATCACTCATGGAGGGGAGACGATACATGAAGGGTAAGGACACTAACTTCAGTCTGCTAGCACTCAGAATAGGAGTGTCAACGGTTGACGAAACATCAGGATCAACAGGTATTCAAGTATATAACTTAAGTCCCAATCAGTTGATGGAGTTACATTACTATGAGGATATAACCAAAGCAAATGTTGTACTAGCTCTTAAGATCAATGATACTTCTAGTGCCTTACTTGATTCAATCATAGGCATGGAACCTATTGATATATCATGGACTGATCTTAATGAAAATGTAATTACATATAGTATGGTTATTGTAGATTTACAAGACCGTATGGTGATTGATGGAAAGACATCAGAGGGAGTAATATATTGTGCTAGTATAGAGGCAGTTAAGAACAGTGCTACTAAAATATCCAGAAAGTTTAAGGGAAAAACAAATGAGATGGTCAGAGATTTGTGTAAGATAGATTTACAGTCAAATAAAACTCTTGACCTAGATCCATCACTTACAGACATGACTTTTGTGAGTCCATGGTGGGATCCATATACTATTATCTCATGGTTAGCATGGAGATCTATTCCAGAAGCAGGAAACGCAGGAGAGAGAAGTGCGGGGTTCCTATTCTATGAGGATAGAGAAGGATATCACTTCAAATCTATGGATAAGCTAGTAGGACAAGAAACAACTACAACCATTGAAGTCAACGTAGAAGAAACGGAAGACAGCGATGCTATTCATATCTCATCATTCACATTGTCTGGTTCATCAGATATATTTCGTGGTCTAAATCTTGGTAGTTATGCTAGTACAACATTTACGTTAGACATGAAGGATTTTAAGTATGAGAAACATCCATACTTTATCTCTGAATACTATCCTAAGATGCAGAAACTTAATGACCGAGAGTTACCAGAGTTCTATAAGAGATTTGGTGATAAAGGAGCAATACCAACTAGGATTATGACTAAGGTTATGGACTCAGCTGCGTTTACAACAGGTAAATATACAGAAGACTTGACTAGACAACTTAGTCAGAGTATGATAAGGAATCAATTCTTCTTTAATCAGACAGGCACCTTTGAATATGAAGGTGATCAGGATCTATTGTTAGGAGAGGTAGTCCAGATAAACAAATATGATGCTAGGTCAGGTGATCTAGATATAGACATTAGTGGTAGATATATAGTGGGCAAGATCTATCGTCAGTTTTTGACAGAAAGAGACACTATGTCAACAAGAGTCACAGTATACAGAGATAGCTTAGGATGAATATAGAAAGTGCTGCTCATGCCATCGGTAAAGATGGATTCAACTGGTGGATAGGACAAGTCGAGAACGACGGGTCAGATCCAGAGTATACGGGTGAAGAAGAAAAAGATTTTGATTACACAGGTAAGGTCAAGGTAAGAATTGTAGGGTATCATAACGACGACAAAGAGATATTACCTACAAAAGATCTACCATGGGCATCTTGTGTGATGCCAGTAGTATATGCTATGAAGAGTGGCATGGGTTCTATTCAACAGTTACAGGTTAACAGTTGGGTAGTAGGATTCTTTATGGATGGATCCTCAGCACAGATACCAGTCATTATGGGTAGTATCAGTGACCAGAACCCTAAAGATGTATACACTAAATTACCAAAAGAGAGTAGCAAGGGATACCAACAGGTACATGCACCTGATTATAAACCAGAGAAGCATGGTGACGGTGGAGGTATACCTGGCGGTACTGCTGATACAACATCTACAGATCCTGAGACTGGTAGCACAAGCGGACCTGTGACAAGAGATACCACAGAAGGTGAGGTATCGGATGCTAACGAACGTGGTGAAGCAACAGGTCAGACTGATCTTATGAAAGCATCAGACGACAGAAAGAAGTATACTATACATGTAGGTAATGGTAAATGTGGTACTCCTGCTGACGTGAAGATCAAGGGTGCTACTGCTGAGTTCCTAAAGTTTGCTAGAGGTATAGAAAAGAATGAGATAGGAGAGTTTATTAATAAGAATACAGGTAAGATAGAAGACTTGGCAGGAGAGATAGAAGTCATGCAGACCCGCATACAAGGTTTCATGGGTGGTGTGTTAGCTAACGTCAAGGGTACAGTATTAAAGGAAGCACAGATACACATACAAGATGTCATCAACGACATCAAGATCCCTGACCCTGACCTATTAGATCCTGCTGTTGATCAACTCAAGAACATAGGAGATCTTATTAACTGTCTCTTCAAACAAATCTTCAATGAACTAGCTGATGTCATCGGTGGTCTACTGAATGATCTTCTTAGTCAAGCACTAGACTCTGCATTGTGTTTGGCAAAAGATATATTCTCTGATCTATTCGGTGGATTGATGGACAAGATCATGTCAGGTATTGATGCTGCTCTGGGGATCCTAGAGGGTGCACTGGGTGCTATCAAAAGCAATGCTAACATCATCCAGTCTATCTCTAACAAGGTGCTAGATTTAATTGACATGGTTTGTGAAGGAGATCTATCTTGTGCTCTTGGACTATCAACATTTGAGACAGGATCAGGTGCTAAAGAGAGTGAAGCAGACAAGCAGAAGAAACAGATGAGTCAGTATAGTGACGCAGCTAAGTCAGCATTGAAAGATGGTAAGACACAGTTAGTGGGCACAGCGATACCTAACTCACGTGGATGGGTGCCAGTACAAAAATTAATTGGTGGTAAATTTGTTAAGCAAGCATTTAATACAAAGAATGGTGAGTTCGCAGAGGTCGGTGCACCAGGCACAGGTGTATCAGAGAAGACATTTGAGAAGGGTAAGAGCTTAGTAGAGAACTTTGACAGCGTATATCCTATACGTGCATCAGATGGTACGATCAACTTCTCTAGCATCAACTGTAGTCCAGAAAACAGACGTAAGAAACCATGCTTCCCAGAATTAATTTTTGACAATGCACAGTCCACAAGTATTATCAGAGCATTACCTATCATAGATGACATAGGTTCTATGGTTGGTGTCTTCATGAGAAACAAAGGATCTAATATCAATACAACTGCTAAGGTAAGAGCAATGTTCTCATGTAATGAACCAGAGGGTACAGGAGCAGACATCACACCTATCATCAAGGATGGAAAGATAGAGAAGATAAGAGTCAATAAACCAGGCGTAGGGTATGGACTAGATCCAGACAACACATACTGCCCTCGTGAGCAAAGGTTCTTCCTCATAGAGAATGTAGAACTAAATGACTTCGCTGATGAAGGTGATTTCATTTTCTATCAGGAAGAGGATGGAGATCCAAACATAGCTATACTACAGATCATGGACTATGATTATGACAGCACTGGTTTAGTTGCTGTTGCTACACTAGAGAAGGATGCCTTCGTCCCATCAGGTCTGAAGATACAGACAACAGGAGGGACATATAAATTTGTACTCAACCCAGTAAAAGAATTCTATGACCTCGCTATTCCTGCTAATGCTACAGCACTATGGGCAAACTGTTCGGACATACTACCAGTGCTCGACACTATCGACATTACTAACGTCGGTAAAGGATATAAGAAACCTAAGATAGTTGTAGGAAAACAAGAGATAGGAGACGTATCAGTTGACACTGAGGGTAGATTGTTGACACCAAGTATCAAGACAAAGACACTTGGATTTGTTCGACCTCGTATTGTAGACGATGAGGGATTCGGTGCTGACATTGTACCTACATATCAGTACGTAGGACCTACCAAGTTCAATGAAATATTTGAGTCACAGTCATATATTGATTGTGTTGGTCATCCACCAAATACAACAATACAGGTTGAAGAAACAGCACAGGTATCAGGTGTGTCAGACCCATCAGGCGGTACAACTACAATAGCTACCACACCGATAGAGACACCATCTACACCTGTAATTGTGGATCCTCCTAGCGAAAACACTACACCACCACAACAGAACAACAATCCACCTAGTAGCGGTGGTGGAGGAGGATACTAATGGCAAGACAAGATACAAGCAACACTAATCTATTCCAAGGAGATAATGAGGAAAACAAAAATCCTCAGCATATAACACAGTATCCTAAGAACTGGGTGACTGTCACCTCAGCGGGTCATGTCATGGAATTTGACAACTCAAAAGATGGTGAGAGGATAAGATTAATCAACGGTGCGACTGGTTCTATCTTTGAGATGGACGAACAGAGTGACACATATGTCATCAGTACACGTGATTTACACCTAAATAGTGACAGAACGACCACCCTTAAGGTCGGTAAAAACAAAAAGGAAGACAAACTTATCATTCAAGTTATTGGTGACGCTCACCTAAACGTGGAAGGAAACTTACACACAGAGGTAGAGGGTGACAGGTTTGACAAGGTGGCAGGGGAGTATCAACTCAAGGTAGGTGGTACTATCAGTATAGACTCAGCGTCTAATATTGGTATCAACTCTGACAACGAAGTACGAACAGTTGCTAACAGCATCAATGACAGGTGTACCTTCTCCAAGCTCGACATGGGAGCAGGAGGACAGTTGACAGAAGTCATCAGAGGTAACCGTGTGATTAGAATGGATAAAGAAGGTGGTACCTTTGCGATAGAAAGTGCAGGGGATCTCCGATTCAACGTCAAAGGTTGTCAGTATGACAACGTTGGTAGAAACAGTTTTACAGAAATCCAAGGCAAATGTAAGACCATTGCCCATGGTAACGATATTGATTGTATAGAGGGTGGACAACCCTCTGGTATGGATGTTTCCAAGAGTAGTCAAGTAGGTTGGGAACTCGATACGAAGAGCACAGATGTAAAGATAAACACAAATGATTTCACAATGAGTGCGTCAGGCACTGCGAATATGTCTGCTCAATCTAGATTTGATATTGTCTGTAATAACGGTATATACCTTAATTGACATTCTGATTTGAATGTACTATAGTAAGGGAACAACCACATGTTTGGTATGACCATATCTTCTAGTCAAGCTAAGACTCTTGTTGATTTTATTGACAGGGAAATGGCACAATACATAGAAGAGAAAGTTAAAGAAGTGCCAGATCAAAAGAATGCGATGGAGATTTACAAGAATCTACATCAAAATCTGACTGACATTAAAACATATGCGACTGATGTAGTCAAGTATGCCAGATGTCATAGTGGCACAATGACCACACCAAATGCCTATCCTATACCTTATCATAAGGATAGTAATATCGGAGATCCATGGAAGAGTATTTAAAACAGTGCGTAGTGGACATTCCGAAACGTACGTTCACCCTCACCAGTAATGAATCAAAGACTCTTGAATTAGTCTGTGAAGAAACAGATCAGTTCATGAGAGTATTTGAGTTGGTCAGAGCAACATGTAATTTCAACGAAGTATCGTACAAGTATTAAATTATGACACATTCGGCAACGTATCATAAGATCAAAGACATCTTACGCAATGCCCCCAAACCAGTACAAGATGATGTTCTACTACAGGTAGCATCACTTGCTATTGCTGAGACTCTTGGTGAGAGAAACATTGAACCTATCAAATGGGACAGTAAGATTAATGATGACCTAGGACTAGACTCACTCGATACAGTTGAGTTGGTTATGTTCTTGGAAGAATGTTTCAGCGTAGAGATACGTGATGAACAAGCAGGAGAGATAGTCACAGTTGGTGACGCTATTGCTATTATTAAAGAGAACAAGGCGGGTAGACCACGTAAGGTGGATAAACGCAAGGTCAGTAAAGCATTTAAACAACAGACTGACGCAGTAGCACGAGAGCAAGCACAACTTGATGCTGAGATCGACAAAGCGTTGGATGAAGAAGACTAAAAAAATATTTTACAATTATGTTGTAGGTGGGAGTGAAAAGGCATTCCTAGATGAGTCTGAACTAGATTTCTGGGCAGATGATTACTTTGAAGCACCCACTCCTGCCCTCAAGGATTATCCTGTCACGTATAGGCACTACCAGTGCCCTGCTTTTAAGGAATATTACAAAAATACATGGGTAATGAGACAGTCATTCCCCCTTGGGTTCATATATAAGTCTACCGAGCAAAAATTGGAGTCAAACTTAGATCAAACTAACTTTGATGCCTATTTTATGCTTGGTAGTGGATGGTTAGATGGTGAACATCCAGAGATTCAGTTCAAACAAGGTTATTGTTTTTGGACAGAAGACTCTGATGTATGGTTAGAACAATTCCAACATCCCGAAATGACAAGGTTAGGACTAGACACAGTGTCTGGTGCCTTTCCTATTTCAGTATGGCAACGTCCTATCAACTTAGGTTTTACGATTAAGAACTATGACCAAAACTTCTGGCTCGAAAAAGGATCCCCGCTTTGCTATGTTAGATTCTCTAGCCAAAGAACAAGAGATGTCAAATTCACTCTTGAAAAACGACCAATCCCTAAAAAAGTGCTTAAGCGACAACTACAAAGCTTGTGGCTCAAAGACTGGCACAAAAACTTCTCATGGAACCTCATCAAAGATAGATTGAAGAGGGAAGAGGAGGAAGAAAAGAAATGCCCTTTTAATTTTTTATGGAAGAATTGACACAACTTTACAAGGAGTTTCGTACGATTGACGGAATAGGAGTTTGTAAGGTATACTTTATAAATGGTGTTGCTTTTTCATTCGACGAAGATGACACTCCTGATAATCTTGCCGACGTAGTGATGGCAGAAGACAAACCTCATCTAACAAATGAGTTACTATATAAGGGTAGTTCTTACCTAATAGAAGAAGGATTTGATATTGATGCCCTCTTAGAGGATGTCAATGACGATCTATACAACGAATTATGACACACACAAGACCAACAACACACGATAGATTAGTAGAAGCAGTAGAGTCACTTCGAGCAGAGGTGAATCTAATCAAAAGACAACTAAATAGTAACAAATACTCAGATACACACTTTGAATACCAAACATTCTTAGAACATTCATCTGAAGAAATATCCCAATACAAAAAAATACCAAAAAGATACTAATGGCGAAGGACTCGATCCGTAAAACTGCCAAAAAACTGATTAAAGACAAAAAGAACTGGACAGCAGCAGATGTTGCTTATGCCAAAATGATTCGTAAAAAAGAGAAGAAGTGATTGTTTCGTTATTTCCGTCACCTGTTATCCACAGTGATTTTAAATTTAGACCAGAACTCTTAGAGTGGGTCAAACGATATTATAAGACAGGAGAGCATGATGCTAACTCATCGTCAGCAGGATGGCACTCGAAATATACGTTACACGAAGATCAAAGATTCTTAGAGCATTCGATACTCATCTATGCTCACATCGCAGATAGTCTTAATCAACTGACAGACGCACCGTTCTACATCAACAGCATGTGGGCGAACGTCAATAAGCCAGGCGACTATAATCATTCCCACATCCATGCGGGTGTGGACTTTTCTGGTGTCTTATATCTACAAGCACCTCTACATTGTGGTGATATTATATTTGAGAACGAGAACGCAAAGCATAGATACAACTGGAAGATGCCCGAAGAGGTGAAGGATAATCTATCATTACATGACAGTGTGTGGTTTCATCCTGTAGCAGGACGTTGTTTCATATTTCCTGCTGACCTACGACACAGGGTAGAACGTAACGATTCAGATGAGGATCGTATTAGTATTGGATTCAATTTGAAATTTAGATGAAATTAACTAATGGTGAGGTGACTATTATAGATGATCTGTTACCAGTACAACAACAGATCAGACTATATGTTGAGGCATGTACAGTGCCATATCATTTGGCGGGTAGTAATAAGTTTGACGTACAAGACATAAAGACACAGAAACCAATATCATATGTGAATGAGAAATGGGTGGTAGAGAACTTCTTTACTGATGGTATCGCAGGGTTCCTCGATGACTATGTACCTCCCAATGTAGAGAAAGCATACATCAACTGTGGTATTCATAGTGAGAGTCCCGACGTACATTGTGATAGTTCACGTAAGGGAGACAAAACTCTGCTATATTATATGAATAGAGAGTGGAAGCATGAATGGGGTGGTGAGACTATATTATTAGGTGATGATGCACAAGAAATAGAATACTGTTGCCCATATAAACCTGGCAGAATAATAATATTTGACAGCACTATACCACACTCAGCACGACAGCAGTCATTTGCTGCCCCTATGTATAGGTTTACGTTAGCGATCAAGTTCAATGCTTGAAGAATTTTTGGAATGGTTTGAAGGAGACTACAATAACTGGTCACAGGCATCCAGTTGGCCGTCTTACTATGCTCATGTATTACTATCACACAAGAGATTAGATGGTACTAGATTCCTATCACGACAACGATATAAACACAACGGTGAGGAGTATAGACGTAAAGAGATAGAGATAGTAGAGAGAGATGGAGAGATCATAGCACTCAATCCAGTAGCAGACATTCACTTCCTCAAGCAGGGTGACATGTATGTTGGACGTAACTTCAAGAGTCCATGGGTCAATGATGGATACCTTAGATCGGAAGCAATATTAGAGAAGGATAAGTACACAGTGGTGGACAGAGGATACGATGAACAGGGTAAACAAACATGGGGATCCAAGTACGGACCATTTGTCTTTGATAAACAGTATAAATAAATGGAGAACTTAATGTAGGGTAGTGTGGCAACTCGTAAGATATCAGATCTAACTCTACTGACAACAGTATCACCTTCAGATACCCTTCTGTTGCTTGATAATTCTGATCCAGTAGATACAAATAAAAAGACGGAAGTAGGATCCATATTCAAGGCAGTGCCTGGTGGATCACAGAACCAACCTGGTCTATCATTTGACCAGAAGACAGCGACTGGACTATATTCTGACACTCAAGGACAACTGGGCATATCACTCGGTGACTCCAAACTATTGCTTGAAAAGCAGTCAACCTCATTAGTTCTATCAGCGAGAGATTCAGCAGACTCTAACTTAGACCTGACCCTACAGGCACTAGGTACTGGTCTGATTCGTTTCAACTCTACTATTGCTATTAATGACTCAGTGTTTACTGTTCCTAATAGTTCAGACAATAGTAAGATAATAAAATTTTCTGCCACTCAATTACCCACAGCAACGACTAGGACATTTGTTTTCCCTGACGCAGGGGTTGACATTGATACTTTAGTTACTACATCATCAACACAGACACTTACCAGTAAGACACTTGTATCACCTATATTCACAGGTGACCTCAGTGCTGTTAACCTTACAATGTCTGGTAACTTACAGATTGATGGTAACTCAACACTAGGTTCGGACAACAACGACACCTTGACAGTAGCATCAGTATCTACATTCAACGCAAACCTAACAGCAAACAACCCAGTCACACTTAATGCTGCCACAACCACAACTGCTGACATAACTATCAACCAGACCAGTGGTACAGGTACATATAAAAGTCTCAAGTTTTTTGACACATCACAGAATACTAACGCAGGAGGAGACGTAGCAGACTTGACAGTCACTACAGACCAAGCGTCTAGACATCTTGACTTGTCATACTATGACCAAGACACAGACTATTCATCTACCAATTTCACATATGGTATGAGGATAGCAAGTATTGGTTATACCATGCCTGATGTTGTAGTCAACATTGTTAACGGAGCAGTCGATAGCTTTACTATCACAGATCCAGGTGCTAATATAACAGCATCACTAACAGCAGTAATATCAGGTGATGGTTCGGATGCCCTCGTCACTCCAGTTGTAGTTAATGGTGCTCTAGCATCTATTACTATTGACGCAGGAGGACAAGATTATACCTCTGCTACTATTACGTTCACTACCTCTGGTGGTGCTCTACAGTACAGGACATATGATCATACCAATGAGGTACAAACAAACAACGAGATCATCCACACAGGTAATCTAAATTTAATCAGTGCTATTGGTTCAATTAATAACCTAGTTTCAACAGGGTCAGTTAACTTTGATGATGGCACGTTTGTATTAGATAACGTAAATGATCGTGTAGGTATAGACATAGTTCCCTCAGCATATAAACTCGAAGTTGGAGGAGATATATACTTTACAGGTGGTCAACTTATTGGTGGTGATTCATCAGCGATGGTTCTCCAGAGAAGGTTAGATGCGACTCCTCTGAAGTTCAATAAGAGCGATGGCACTACACAGATGATGATAGATGCTGATGGTAAAGTCGGTATCAATAAATCTCCATCTAAACAGTTCGATGTTACAGGTGACAGTAATGTTGATGGTGACTTCTATGTTACTGAGACAGATCCAGTCAATAAAATTGGTGGTGCTATTGTTGCTAAACGTCTTAAGTTAACTGACTTAAACGGAGCAGTACAAACTATCACTGCTGATACTATCTCTGCTACAAGCAGAACAAAAGTTATTTTCCACGCATACTCTTAAAAACTAATGGCTAATGGTGTACTAGCGTCATATCAGTCCGCTACAACAAAATATACTAATGCATATGTGGATCCCGCGAGTAATCCTAACGGGTTAGTACGTGCTGATTTCCCTATGTACACAACTCCTAGTGCTACACTGACAAGTGGTTCACTCAGGATGATGAATACGACTGGTGCTACAGCGACAGTAGATGTTGCTATCCAAGATTATACAGAACAAATAGAATTAGCAGCACCTAATGCTCAAAGTCCTACGGTGTCTAACTTCTCTGAGTTCTCATTCGCACCTAACTCAAAGGTGACATCCTCATATATTATTATCAGTAGTCACAACGGTACAAACTATGTGCCTGGTGAGACTATTACTATCAGTGGAGGACCTAGTGGTACACAGACTGCTAAGGTGCTTGCTTGGGATCTATCTAACCTTAAGATATGGTATGAGCAACCACTAGGATCATGGCCAACAACAGTTGCTACTATGACTGTAACTGGTGATGGTGGTGGTACTGGTACTATTACTGATTCATATGTTGGAACCAGTGGTAGAGTCATATTCTATGACAGACTACAGGGACATATATTATTCCAAAATGATTCCTTAGTTAACAACGTTAAGTCTTTATATTATACAGAACCAGCTAACCAAATGGTATCTGGTATCGGTGGAGCAGGACAACTATCAGTCTCATCAAGAGCACTGGAGTGGTTACCTTCACTATCCACAGTGACATTATATAATAGTTCCAACCAAAGTGGTACTAACGTGACTGCTGAGTGGAAGCAAACAACAGGAAACCAAGCAGAGATCATCATCGCAGGAGTATCCTACAGTAATGATCAGAACAAGATCTTAAAATCATACCCAATACCAAACAATTCTGAAGTGAGTTTGACAGGTCTGGTACTTGAACAGTGGCAGAACCTTTATGTGAGTGCGTCAGCTGGCGTAGCATTTAATTTTATAGGATTTGAAGAAAGCGTAACTATTAGTTAATTAAATGGCACTAACAAGACTAAAGAATGTCTTTACCTCGAAGACAGGTCGCTGTATCTACGTCAACCCAGACGATTTTGATGCATCGGATTCTTTTGATAATAGAGGTAACAGTCCTAACAGACCATTCAAGTCAATACAAAGAGCACTGGTTGAGTCAGCACGATTCTCATATCGTACTGGACAGTTTAATGATGCCTTTGAGTCATTTACTATTGTATTATATCCCTCTGAATATGTACTAGACAACAGACCTGGCACAAATACCACAGGGCAAGCATTTATAGACGACGATATACCCATACTAAACTCTAGTTCTGACTTAGATCTACAGAACACAGATGGTACACCCAACCCTAATAATATACTCTACAAGTTTAACTCAGTAGAGGGTGGTATCATCATCCCAAGAGGTACATCCCTCGTGGGTATGGATCTTAGAAAGACTAAACTAAAACCATTATATGTACCTGATCCTGCATCTGGATCAATAGAAAGATCAGCAATATTCAGTGTTCCTGGTGGATGTTATTTCTGGCAGTTCTCATTCTTTGATGGTCCTAACACTGGTGTGTACGCAGACCCTGCACAACCCACAGCATCTACACCTCCAACATATTCTCATCACAAATTGTGTTGCTTTGAGTATGCTGATGGAAAAAATGTTTTGAGCAGTGTCAACGACACAGCGGGCAATGCTCTGACTATCACTGACCTTGACCTATACTATCAGAAGGTAGCGAAAGCATTTGATGACATCCCTGATACTACTGGTGTAACCTCAGCAGATGAGTTCCAGAAGAGAGTCGAGGAGAACAGAATTGTAGGTCCTAATACTTCAGGTCCTATTACTATATCAAGTATAGTTACTGACTACATCAACAGTGGTGTATATACCACAACCGCAGAAGTTACTACGACTACACCTCATGGATTTTCCAATGGTACACCTGTTCAAATTGAGGGGGTGTCGGGAGCTGTTGCTGCTAGATTTAACGGTTCATATTTTATTACCGAAGTACCTACAACAACCACATTCCGATACATAATCAAAGATCCTAACCAAGCTGCCCCTGCTAACAACCCGACAGCAACTGGATCTACAGTACGTGTAGAGATAGACAACGTTGACTCAGCGTCACCATACATCTTTAACATATCCCTACGTTCAACATGGGGTACATGTGGTATGCATGCTGATGGTAGCAAGGCAACTGGATTCAAATCTATGGTGGTAGCACAGTTCACTGGTGTATCACTACAGAAGGATGACAATGCATTCATCAAATGGGATGGTTCAACTTATATACAGGGAAATCATACAGATGGCGATAGTATCTACAGACCGACGTATAGAAACTTCCACGTCAAGTGTTCTAACGACGCAGTTATCCAAGCTGTTTCTGTTTTCGCTGTTGGTTTTGCTGATCATTTCGTTGCCCTTAGCGGTGGCGACCAGTCAATTACCAACTCTAACAGTAACTTTGGATCAACAGCTCTAAGAGCAAAAGGATTCAAGAACTTACCATTTACTCAGGACAAGGCGGGTAAGGTCACACATATTATTCCTCCTAAGAAGTTAACGAGGACATACACAATAATTTCTGGATATACATTCACTCTGAATGTCAACAACAGGACAGTCACACCT